CGTTAAAGGGACCCTCGGCTTCCGGATGCTTTACAGCGTATCCAAGCTCGAGTCTGGTCGTCGCGCAGCGATAACCGCCGCCTCAGATAATTCCGCCAGCGGTTCTGAGGCTAAGCTACCTTGCGTTTCCTGCCGTAGGGCAGAACGCGAGGTAAAGGAAACAATCCACAGTGGGACTACGCTTTGTCGGGTCAGATATGGCTTGCCATATTCTGAGCTACCGGACGTAGGCCCCTCTGATCTCGGACGTTTCCTTTCTTTTCTTCTTCTACAGGGTAAGGAGCGGACCTCTGTAGAATTCCCTCGCCGCCAGGTTCCTGGTGAGGGCGGTCTCTGTAACCTGCAGAGACTGCGGCGACATGAGAGATGGGAGCTGGCCCATTCTCTTGCCTCAATTAAGCGCAACCTGCCAATGGGTTGCCGTCGCCACACTCCGTCAGCACGTTCGTCGTGGGAATCGAACGTGCTTTCTACCCCCGACCCACCATCCGACGAGTATTTAGCCTTCGTAAAGAAGGAGGTCACTCGTCTCTTCCCTGCGTTTTGGGATAGGAAATATGATCGTTTTGTCGGCGATCACCTTCCCAACGCTTCCTCACGTTACGTGGCCACCGTCCATTCGTCTGGAGTTCCTAGGAACACCGGGCTGGAGTCTGGAGGCGCTGATGTGAGGGCAGACCGAATCTGGCGCGGTCGCAGGGGTGAGTTCTTTAACGCGTGCATGGAGGAAACTGGGGAGTTTCCACCTTTCATGGCGCGTTACAAAGATGTCTATTCTGTAGGTAAGTGTCGACCCCTTCTCATCTACGATGAGAAGGTTGATCTCCTTGCACCCCTACACAAGTTAATCTACTCCTCTCTGAGGAGTAGAGATTGGCTTCTTTGCGGTCCTCCGACCGAAGAACGGATGGCATCTGTCCTTGTCAACGATTATCAGACCTCGGTAGATCTGGTAAATGCAACTGACAACTTGTCACTCGTCGTGACAAGAACTATTCTCGACTCTCTTTTCTTTACTTCGGTAAAGATCCCTTATGCTGTACGATCGTTGGCGTACAGTTCTCTTGAACCATTCTTCATGAATGGTGAGGGTGAGTTGAAAAGAGTCAAGCATGGACAGATGATGGGTACCTACCTCTCCTTTCCCCTCCTTTGCATCCATTCTTACTGCGCGGCCCGCTGGGCTGCTAGGTTTGATGGATCTGCTCGTTTTCTCGTTAACGGGGATGACTGTGTCATCTCTGCCGGACGACCTATTCTTTCGGAAGATTACCCTTCGGGTTATCTTCTGAACAATAGTAAGACGATTCGAGCAGCGAATGTAGCCGAAGTCAATTCGACTGCATTTTTGCGAGGAAGGAATGGGAAGTGGCGCGAGGTGCGCCACCTTAGGAGAGGAGGTGCTCTTTCCGATTTTGTTGGAGTATGTCATATAGCTTCTGCTGTACGACATTCTGCTCGCTGGACTGATGCTTTTGTCAGAGCCAGAATCGGAAAGAGCTGGGGATTTCTTCCTTCTCAATTAGGACTTTCTCGGAAGTCCTACCCTGCTTTCAAGAGGCAGCAGGGAATGTGGCACAGGTACCATACCTGTCTACCAAGTCCACCTTCGGTGGATACCACATTATTGATGTCTGTTGGTAGGCAGACAACGGCCGTAGAGAACGAAGCTGTTCGTTCTCTCCTTTGGCAACACGGCCGGGAAGGAGGAAAGAGGGACGTATACAACCCCACCATAGGTTGTGTACGTCGGACATACGGATATACGGGTCTTTCTCGACCGTATATCTCTAGGTTGACATTCGTCGGTCAACTTAGAGCTGATAAGGTGGCGCAGCCGTCACGCCGTCTCCAGTCATTTATCCCTTTGGGATTTATGACTTGGGAAGAAGAGGAAGGGTTCCGCTTGTTGGATCTTTGGCGCCAGGCCTTTGATTCGCTGGCAGCGGAATGAAGAGACAGGTGGTTTCCACATTGTTTCTGGGCTCCCTTATACAGGAGAGCACTGAGTCGTAGAGGAACCTATGGTGTGGATATCCCTAGGTCCGTGTGGGTGGTTAGGATCGTGTTTCGGGGACACGGTAATGGCATCGAGGTAATCGCCTCCCGCCTAACTTAACGTCCCTTTTGGGATACCCTCGGAGAACGG